ATGCCCGTCGACCAACAGACACAGCAGACCGTTCGCTACCTCGAAAACCTTGCCGCACGCATGCTCGTCGCGGAAATTGCATGGGCCATCATCGGGACGTTGGTGTTCTTTGGACTGCTGTACTTCACCCTCCGATACGCGATCAGGGACGGGCTCAGAGACGCCCAGCGCGAAGATCGACGCACAGCAATTCCACGTGAGCGAGATCGCATCAACGCGCCAGACATGCGGGCAGATTGAAGGGCAGGAGCTCGCGGCCGCGAGCGTTTTTCTTCACGTTGGGTTTTAAAGCCGGGGCATGTAATTCCGACCTAGTAGCACCAGGATGCCTCCGCCACAAGGGCTCCGGCGTTTTGCTTTGCAGTAGCGAAGGCGCTATTGCAGGGGCCCGTAATTCCGACCAGGTCCATTCAACCTGGTCGAAGTCGACTTCAATCGTCCAGGCCGAGACGGCGCTTCCAGGCCTTGAACTCGCGCCAGAACAACCAGGCGAAATAGGCCAGGATGACCAGGACCGTCGCTACATCAACCCACATCACTGACCTCCCGTCGTGAAGGACCATTTTGAGCCAGGCTGGACCCGAGCCTGCGTAGAAGGCGCAGGAGGGGGCGCAGGCGGGTTGGGGGCGGTAGAGATGCCCCCACCGATCAAAACGAGCCCTGGCGAGGCGCTAGCGGGCTCCCTGGCTGGTTCCTGCGCCTTGGCGGGCACCTGCTGCACCTGATTGCGGCCCGCCTGGTCGCCTTCGGCCTGGAAGGCCAGGAAGATGCCGTTGGCAACGATCTGTTTGCACATGGCCAGGTCGACAGGGTAGGGCGTCGCATCCTGCGTGTAGCACTTGCAGCCCTTCGAGGGCATCTCGACGCACGCGGAAGGCACCGGAACACGCTTCGGCGTGGTCAACCCGTCGTAGGCCGGCGCGGAGTGCATCAGCGACGGGATCCTCGGCTGATAGCTCGCGATGTACTCCGCCGGCGTCTTCACCTGGTTCGCCGCGGCGCCACCACCAGTCCAGCCGGATCCTCCGGTCCCCGCGGCCGAGCTCGACGGCTTCCCCGTGGTGCCCTTACCCACCTGAGAGAAGCCGCTCCAGAACAACCAGAGGATGAGCACGGGCGCCACCAGGATGAACCACACGCGCCACGGAATACGCTTCCTGCCAGTGTGGATCGTGGCCGAGTCGTACCAGGTGTACACGTCGGTCGGATACGGGCGTGTCTTCGAGTTCGCATCCTTCGCGCTGCCGAACTTCTCGCACTGAAGGTTGACCGCATCCCACTGGTGGAACTGAGCGACCGGGAGCGCACCGCCGATGCGTTTAATGTGCTCATGCCACCCCGGTGCCTGCACCAGGTTGCGCACGAAGCTATCGATGTTCTTTGGATGCTGCGTAAGCAAGAAGAAATCGAAGCCTCGCGAGCGGTGCTCTGTGAGGCGTTGAATGTGCGGCGGCGGAACCTTCGTAGATCTGACCGGCAGATCGTAATGACACTCATCGATCAGGAAGATGGTGTTGTCGTCCTGCGCTTCCCAGTCCTCGAAGCGGATCTTCTTCCAGCCGAACTCGTCGAGCTTCTCCGGCTTGATGTTGCAGTAGGGCTGATTCGGCTTCTTGTCATCATCGGCCGGGCGGATGTTGATGCAAACGGGGCGACCGGTCTCCAGCTGGAGGGCGCGAACGTCCTTGAGCGTGAGCAGAGTTTTGCCGGAGCCATTGCCCCCAGTGCGAAGGTAGAGCATGGCTTAGAGCTTGAAGAAGCGTTTGACGGCGAGCGCGCCCGAGGCCGTGCGGATCATCGTCATAGTCATGCGCGCCACCATGGCACTCGTGACGATGTTGATGAACACGCCGACCTTGGCATAGCCGAGCGCCCCGATGACCTCGGCAGGCAAGCCACCGAGGGCCTGGACAGCCTGACCCTTGAGGTAAGTCAGGCTGATATCCATGCCTGTGTATGTGACCAGGCCGACGCCGAGGCCGACCAGCACCTGGACCGCCAGAGAGCCCGCCACGTAGCGCAGGCCACCAAAGAGGGCCGCGAGGACCCAAGGAATAAACGCAGGCATGCTCAGCCCCTTACGACGATACGGGCCGCGAGCAGGGAGCCAACGACCACGAGGATGTTGCCCAGCATCTCAAGCCACGGGCACACGATGGAAAGCGGGATAACGAGCGTATGTCCCATGATCTGCACGCTGCGATCGGTGAAGCACTGCTGTGAAGCAATGGCACTGGAGTAGTCGAAATCACCGGGGCCGATGGTCACCTCGCGCCTGGAAGCCGCAGGGAGATCTCCGGTTTGATCGCCGCCCTGTTTGCCCTTGGCGACCATGTCGTCATACGCACGCGTCTCGTCAGTAGGGTCCGGCTTCTTCTCGAAAAACTCGCAATTGCGCCTGTACTGCTCCAACGCCATCGCGTTGAGGATCGGGTCGTCTCCCTTGGCAACGAACCCAGCGAGGCAGTTTCCAGAGAACCCAGCACCACCCTGCCCATTGCCCATGCCTACATCAGCACAGACCTTGGTGCCGGGTTCCTTGTTGCAAACCTCGCCGATGGCGTTCTCTTCCTCCTTCACAGACGTGCCAATGATGGTGCCATTGACATCGCGCGTGGTCTCGGTCGTCTTGATCGTGCAGCGACCGTTATCGCACTTGATCTCCTTCTTTGTCTCCGTCGACGTGCCATCGGAATTCTTCACGGTGCCCGTGCTCGTTCCCTCAACGCCCTTAGTCGGATCCTGCTTCGCACACACGGTTGCGCCATTAACCGTGCCCACGTATCCATTGGGGCATGGATCCGTATCGCCCTTGGGCGCTTGTTCCGTACCTGGAGGAGCATCAGGAGGCACCGGCGCCTGGCCCGCCATGCACGTACCGCCAGAAACGAAACCTTGCCCCTCGGTCACCCAGTTATAGGGCTTGCCTGGTTGCGGAACACCATCCACGTGGGACGTGCTGTCCTTGAAGACGAACGAGCATCCGCCACCGTCGGGCACATCGCCTGCCTGATAACCGGGCGTATCAATCGGCGAACCGGTGATGTTGATGCCCGAGAGGCAACCACCAGCAACACCACGCCCTGGCGCTTCCACCGAACCCAGCGCCTGGCCGGCAGCATCCTGGCACCACTTCTTCCACTTATCCGCGCTGGTCGGCGGAGTCACACATGCCGTATGCGTGCTGTCCTCGACATACGGACTCACACACTGACAACCACCAGAAACCTCCGTGCTGTTCGTCGGACACCACGCGACATGGGCTTGGCGCTGCATGTTGACCAGATGCGCGTAGTACTGGCCGTCAGCGTTAAAGATCCCATTGCACCAGCCGTTATTGATATCAGAGTCAGCGCTATCAGGGACCAAGTTCGAGTAACCGCCCCCATTCAACGAGGTACAACCCTGCGCCTTAGTGGGAAAGAAATTCGGCTCAGAGCCCCACCAGTACCCACCAGGATTCTTCGGCACCAGCGCATGCGACAGCCCGCAGCACGCGACCAACAACAACGCAACAATCAGGCGGTGAAGATGAGCCACATCGCCCCCAAGATCGCGATCAACACGAAGAGTCCCATTTGCTTGCCCTCTGCGAAGCGCTCGACGTGAACGCTTTGAAGAAGCCCCCGGGTGATCAGGCCGGGGCCCTGCGATCAACGACCGCTTACTTCAGTGCGCGACGCACCCAGGCGATCGCCGCGATGGTCAGCACCACCAGCAGGATCGCCATTCCGATCTTGGTGATCGGCGACGCCGTACCGCTGTACTCCGCGATGCCAGCGGTGATATCCGTCACGTCGATGGCAGCGGCATGCACCGGCGCCATCAACGAACCGAGCGCGGCACCGATGGCACCGGGCACAGCCAGGCGCTTGGCCTTCGACACGAATTGACCGATTGCGAACTTGTTCATGACTCTGTTTCCTCTTTAGATGCTCCGGATTGACGAACAGTGAGGATGACCTGCCGGATGCCCCAGGCCACCGCCCATACGCCCACGATTGCGAGCGCGATTTGTTCCCCTTGCTCGTGCGTGATTTCGAGAAGGGGGAATGTGAGTTCGTGCACCACGGTGACGGTGCACGCAGATGCGCACTGGATAACGGTGGGATCAGCCATCAACGTTTGCGCAGCAACTGCGCTCTCAACAGCTTGACGATGACATCGCTCTGCGTAACCGAAGAGTCACCGTCCATATGCTGACGGCGAAGGTACGCATCGAGGCCGTCCTTTACGTCGTCAGGCAACAGAACCAGGCACTGCTTGCCTTTGCGAGCGCGGTACGCTGCCTGGCGTTGTGCGGCCGTCTTCGGCCCGTCACTAGTGACGACTGCTTGAATCATTGATTGCTCCAGCAGATCGCCGGCACCTTCGCGTGGTCGCGACGGCGTGCGCGCTCGATGCGTTCGCGCTTCGCAACACGCTCGCTATCGATCCAGATCAGCGCGCCCAAGCCCATCGCCAGCAAGAAGCCAGCGAAGGCAAACGCGAGAGCGAGGGCAGGGGAGAGCATCAGGCGGCCTGGCGAACGGGTTGGACAGGCTGAGGCGCTGCAGCGCGACCAACCGGCCGAACGTCGAGCACCTTCGATTCGCGCTTGCCGAAGCGCATCACGTCTTCGACGGTCAGCTCTGCCTCGATGGGGAAATCGAGGTGCTCGATGCGCTTCACCAGATCGATATCGACGCGGTACTCCGTACCCATCGAACCCTTCGAGAGACCGTTCTCGCTCTGTGAGCCTTCGAGCTTCACCGAGGCGAAGACCTTGCCGATGGCAAACGGCTTCTTCGATTCCTTGCCGATGCCTTCGAGGCGTTCAACTCCAATGACTGTGACCTTCATGCTGCTTTCCTTTCACCGAAGTCGTACCAGGAGGGAACGCGAGCGGGCCGGACTTCGATCGTCCGCACGCGTGGTTTGAAATCGATGACGTTGCGGCGTACCGCAATGTCGATGCCATAGGGCAGCAACCCCTTGCGATGCCGCTTGAATGTCGCCAACGACATGCGACGTTCAAGGTCATCGCCGGCAAGCCAATCGCGGGCTGTACGACGCAGCGCATTCGGAAGCTCCTGCATGTCGTCATGTGTATGTTCGGCTCGCGTCAGCACAGCCTTGCGTTCCTCGAACAGCAATTCGAGTTGGTCCATATCGAGACCTCCGAGGTAGTTGCACCCCATCGAGTGCAGTTGCGTCGCTTTCACGGTCAGCTCGAAGCGCACGAGCCCGACCACCTCACAGTGGTCGATAAGTTCAAGAGAGCCGCCATGCCGGCGAAGCTCATCGGATTTCAGGTACGCCTTCGCATACAGGCGACGAGAACCACGCCCCCAGTCAACGGTTTCACCGTCACCGTGCGTGCCAACCTTGATGCGAGCCGTGCCCTGTTGCGTGGCCAACCACTCCAGGTACGCACGTGCGTTCGAGAGAGAGCCGGTCTCAAAATTGGCCGTGAGGTCGATGCGCGACAAGTGCGCACCGCTCCAGGCCGATTTGAGGACCATCCCTTGCTGGGTACGAACATGTCGGTAGAACTTCTCGCCCTTGGTGAAGGGAGGCAATCCCAGATCCGCAAGGATCGAATTCACGATCTCGATGCACTGCTCGAGGTCGTAGCCGAACACGTTGTCAGGTCGACCGAAGCGCGACACGTTGCCGTCGAACTTCACCGTGTAGCCATCGCACCGGACCTGCACCGAGGTCTCGAAGCTGCCCTCGATGGTGGAGGCCTTGACGCACTTCCACTTCACCTCGCCCGTCGAATCGGTCGACCAGACGACGCCCGCAGAGACCACGGGCAAGGGGCCTTGGTGCTCCTGATACAGGGACAGCCAGTCGACGAAAAATGAGCGTTCTGGCTCATTTTTGAGCCGTTTGTGACGTGTTACTAGCACGTCACCTCCTGGGAGCCCGCCGCGACGGGCGCCGGCTGCGCCCGGCGCCCTAACGCGTCGTGCTCACACAGGCACCGGCCATCGATCCCGCCACACTGGCGCGCACGCTTCGCCGGGAACGACTGAATACCCTTGACGGGGAAGACGACCTCCAGCTTCCACATCTCGCCGGCACTCTCGTGATCCCAAGCAGCGAGGATCCGGCCGCAGTACACGACTGAACCGGACTTGACCTGGAGGAACTGACCGGCGAGGACCTCGCCAGCTCGGGCAGCTTCGCCACATCGGCGAGCGTGGACTGCGTGCGTATAGGGAACAAGCGGCGTAGCGCCGATCGTGCAGATTCCCCCAACCCGTCCCTCTCGCCCCATAATGAACCCCGTCTGGTTATGCAACCTAGTTTGGTTACTAGGGCGGAAACATAACCCAAATTGGTTGTAACTACAAGAGGTTACGGATGAATCAACTCGAAGAACTCAACGACTTGATCGACCGCGCTGCCAAGGTCGCCGGCAGCGACGGCAAGCTAGCGCGAACACTCGGCGTGCCTCCGCAGCACGTGAGCAACTGGCGCCATGGCCACAAGACATGCACGCCGGCCGACCAAGCACTGATGGCCCACGTCGCCGGCCTAGACCCTGTACAGACGCTCGCACGCGCCACAGTGCGGCAGTACGAGGGAAAGGCGAAGGGAGACGCGCTGATGAAAGCGCTGGGAAAAGCTTCGCTTCTGACTGGCGCGGCCCTCGCTTCCGTTGGCGCCTCGGCACATCAGATTTTTTCGACGGTCCAGAGCGTGCCTAGCTTTGCTACAGCCGCCGAGTGGGTCATGGGGGTTTACACAATGTTGATTATGTTAAATATCGCACACGTCGAATCCTTCGTGAGATAG